TGAACTAGGACGACGTGATGATGACCATACCGTCCGAATGCGGACAGGAGTGACTACTTCACCTTTGAAGGCGTCGCAGCCACAGGACTCTCTGAAGAGTCCTTTAGTGCAACTCTTATCGCGGTTGATTTTCAACCCAAACGATTCGAGCTGTTCCATTGCGTTCGCGGCATAAGCCGTTGGGACAATGACATCATCACCGTACACTAAGATACTCTCGCGAGTATCTTTGTCAGGTGCTGCCGCTGTCAGGATAGCCCAGATAGAGAGTGCCATGATTGGAAAGCATAAACAGCTTCCCATCGGGGCAAACTTTCTAAGGGTTAAAATCCTGCCTGACGGCAGCATTGTCGATGAACTCCTACAACTCTCCAAACACCTAACAAGGTGCGGGGGGAATAATAGGCGAACCAGCTCAACTGTTACTCTGTCACTGGCCTCAGCGAGGTCAAGTGTCGAGTACCTTCCATCTTGAGACCCTAAAAGGGCACCAAGCTGGTTGGGCAGTTGATCTGTGAAGAACACGTTGAACTTCGTCAGTTCAAGTTGTTCTACATGATCCACAATACTCCTTCCCAACCCTTGCTGAATCCATTGATAATCAACGGGTTCGCAAGAGATGAGTCGGGGTCCGCGAGAGTCCTTCGGCACAAGTATTACTCGAGCCGGAAGATCCTCTTCCCCGACAGACATAAGTCTGTCGAGTCGATCGCAAACATGACTCAAGGATGCATAAAAATACGCATCCAAAGGGTACGTTTGCGTGATGTTCCGCGAGACATTGACGAATTCGTACTTGTCCCAAGGACGTTGCCGGGTGGCAACGGCACCTGGGCCGTGACGAGGTCGTATATCAAACGGATCAAAAGAAGCAAAAACCCTTGATAAAAGGATCCGTGCTTCGCGTGTTACTTCCTCAATAGACCGAGCAACGCTCGGCCTACGGGTATAGCAACATTTGTCAACAACGTCAGCAATTGCTTGCAAACGGGCAGACACAGCAGACAAGTCTTGTTCAGTTTTCTCAAACTGTTCAAGTACTTTTTGTTCTTGTTCATCCGTATAAGGGAGCTCGTATTTGTAAAATACAAATAACAAGTTCCGTAGTACTCTGACACTGTTTACACACGGACTAGGAAGGAGTGTCCCATCTAGTTGGAATATTCTTTTGAAAAACTCGCCCATAAACATGGGTAAGTTCGCTCCAGGAATGGATTGGAATCCAGTCCCAGCGCAGTTCATAGGAATATCTCCTGTAAGGGCCCTATCAAGGACCTTACCTAGGCGGGGTAAAGCTTTCGTTAGAAAGCTTAAACCTTCCTTTGAGCACCTCGAGTTCACGATATTTATCGTGTTCTTAAGTGCTCTAGTGTTGAACACAACTCCATGCGACGTGTGAACGTCGTGGAGAAGTGCAGCGATGAGTTTAACTTCATCTAGGCTCTTCTCGTGATCCATATGGTATCACTCCTAGAGCATGCAACTCTCCACGAACCCGGCACACTTAGGCAATCCAGCAAACAAGGACAACTATGAAGACTAAATCAAACAAACTTGACAAGGCGACGCTTAAATCTCTCAGAGAGAGACTCGAGCATAACCAAATCAAGCCGTTCGAAATCCGAATCATTTACGATTCGGTCATCAACCTAGTTGAAACATCGTATCGTCGAAGAAACGGAAGCGTCTACAAAGTAGAACACTTCTATATTCTCGACAATGATGACCTTGTTCGCATGGACGCCTAAGTGTTCCAAACGAACTCGTCAAACAGCGACCTATGCCAAAGATAAACCTCGACATAAGAAGTTCACTCCTACCCACCATCCGTACTAGGCGAAGCAGATTCCTCCGCTCCGCATTAGTATTAATGCCATGTGTAGAAGTGTCCGATTCTACAAACACCATTTACGGTGTTCGTCATGATCCTCAATTCCTGACACCAGACGCCGTATTGAGCTCTTATACATTCTTCCCTGTCCAGATAAATCTGGAACAGGGGAGCAGTATAAGGCCAATAGGCATCTATAGGTGGCAAGCATATGAAGATCCTGCGTAGAATCGCGGCTTGACAAGGAGACTTGTTACCAAGTCACGAAGTACGCGATTATCAAGTGGATGTCAAAGTCCACCAGATAAGAGCGTAGCGGCGCCGTTACCAGTGCCATCGTACAAGATTGTCGTATTAGCGCCTGTAGAGGCGATAAAAGACATCAAGTTAGCGAGGACATTGGCCATTTCAGAGTTTGCAATCAGGGCGCCCACAGGGGCGTCCAAAACTGCATATGCCGAAATGGTTACCGGCGTCGTAGAGTCAACGGTCGATACGACAGTCTTGTCGAATCGAACGAGAGATCTACGACGCTTTAGCAAACCCGACCCCGTCTCAAGATGTGAGATCCTGAGACGGTGAGGGTAAGCCGGAAGTTCGCTTATAAGGGCGAATTCCGCGCTTCGGCCGTCGCTCGAAAGGGTTGGAACTCTTGTTCCGACCCATCCGACTTCTTGATTTCGTTCGTG